TTACTCCAAGCTGGCATGCGTATGCCGTAAATCATGAAACCTTATTCTTTTTACGCCGCTTTGTTTTATCAAACTATAAAATATTCGGTTGAGGTTTCTAGGGTTAAGAGGAGTACCTACGCTAGTCCTTATAACTAAATCATGCTCATTCTTATAAAGAGGCCTGTTAGCCATAAGCTCTTGCTTGTACATGGACTTCAACCGCAATATTTGATTGAGTGTATTTTTGTCTACGGATATTCTTCTGTTACCTGCGCTAGTTTTGGCGCCAATGTTTAACTCGCCATTCATATCCATTGTCTGTACAACAGAAAGAGTTTCATTCTGTTCATCTATATCTTTCCAACGTAGACCCAGTATTTCTCCACGTCTCATGCCTGTTGTTAAAGCTATTAGAAATACAGAATAATATCTGGAGTTCTTTGCAAAGTCTAAGAATGTCTTGATATCATCCTCATCCCAAACTTCGACTTCTTTCTTTGTTACCTTCGGTGGGTCTACCAGAGCTGCAGGGTTACGGAGGATCATATCCCACTTCTGCGCTTTATTTAATGAATCATTTATAATTGTGTGCAACTTTCGTAAGTTCTCAGATGAAAGACTTCCGCTGCTTTTCACATCGTTATAAAAAGACTGGATGTCCCGAGGAGTAATCTTGCTTATTTCTAAATGACCAAGCGCCGGCACAATGTGGCTATTTACATAATAGGTGTAGCTTTGAAAAGTACTCTTACGAACATTCATACCTTTATCTTCAAGCCAGGACTTCATGAACTCTGCGTACAAGGTTTTGGAAGGTTCAACATATACGCCTTTGTTCATAGCATCTTTCGCTTCAGTCATGGCTGCCTCGGCGTCTTTCTTTGTTTTAAATCCACGCTTCAGTTTCTTTTTATATTTACCGTTCTCTTTATAGCTGAAGGAATAGTACCTTTTTTCGTTTTGGCATTATCATCTTTGTAGACAGGCATTACTCATCTTCCTTCCATACGATGACTTGATTGATTGGTATTTGATAATGACTGCATACCTTGTCTAATACTTCCATGGCAACATATTCATTTCTGCCCATCTTAGCCAGGGTGGCAGAAGAGATACCAACATCTTCACGCATCTTCGATTTTGTTTCCTCTACATCAATAAGGTGCTTCCATAAGGGAGCATATGAGAAAGGCATGTAATAACCTACTTTCCATCATTTATGTGCATATTATAAAACTAATTGTTTAACTATGTAAATGTTTGTTTTATGTTTATGTAGGAACATACGGGATTTTATAGAAAATATTTCTTTTTTTACTCTAAATAAGTTCATGTCACTCCTTATATTTCCGTGTATATTTGTATTATCAACAGTCGGCCAAGAGATACTTGGCTGGCTTTTTTTATGCCTACTGTCCTCTACGTAGGGGACACATTCACTGTCCTCTACGTAGGGGACACCACTGTCCTCTATATAGAGGACACCAAAAATAGTTCCTTCATATAATGGAAAACTGCTAAAGAAAAGTATTAAAGAAATATATAAAGAAATACCTAGCAAACGTTATTTGCTAGTTTTAATGAAATAAGAAGTATAAAAGACTATGTGTTATTTATTTCCATGGGGTATTATAGAGTAAATTAGCTTACTGTAAGAGTTATTTACACTAAAGTTATTTAGGAGGCAAATATATGGAAAGCAGTTCATTAACGTCAATAACGAAATTAGATGCACTTTTAGAGGAGTTTAAAGCTTCTAGAGAAGAACTTAATCAAATTGTAGCCGAAAAAGCCCAGTCTTTACGGAATATGCTGAGTGAGCGTAGTCATCTTATAGATTGGTATTGTAATAATAAAGTATTTTTCATGCACCCAACAATACAGTACGTTACAATGGTTGGACCTATTCTCGGAATGGATGAAAAAGAAAGAGATGTATTTGTCTATGAATACCAGTCTGGCATGGTATACAGGTATAGCAGAGCTAACTCCAGAAAAAAAGAAGCAATCTCATTTGAAAAGATTGTTGAACTTGATCAGTTCGATAATGCGGTGTCAGGGTTGGAATATCTCAATCACATCTTAGATGATCTTGTAAAGGACATGCGTGAACAAATCAATAAACATAAAGGCGATTTTAATTAATCTAATGATTAAATTCTAATAAATACTTGTTATAGAAAGGCATTCTCCTTTAATTGGAGGATGCCTTTTATAGTTCATAAATTTAAAAAAGTAGGTGATGGGATGAGATGAAGAATAAAAAGGCTGCAGCTGCTAAGAAGGTAAACAAGCCGATGACCGATAAGGATTGGAAAGAATTGATGGGAATGAACCGCGATACTTATAAGCGTGGTAAGGGTGGAGTGATAAGGAGTACGAAGAGGTGATTAGATAGAAACGGGTAATAAGGAGGGCGATTTACCTGTGGATACATGTATTTATAACTAGTAGGACACACAAAAAACACATGGTGGTGGTAAATTATTCAAATCGGCCGATTTTTTAGCATGTTATTAGGTGTCTTGACGTCTACGCCTAGTAATCAAATTAAAAAAATCTAAGAAATCGAGAGTGTAGTACAATGAAAAAGTTTATATCAGTCTTACTAGCAACCATATTTACCTTTACCCTGCTGTTACCTATGACAGCTAATGCAGCACAAACTTCTGATTCAGATTACGAAGCACTGTATAATCAAGCAATACAAGAAGGTATTGTAAATAAAGAAGAATTAAGTTTAGAAGAATGGTTGAAACAGAATGAAGAGTTTCAACAGATATATGATGATGGGGTTAATGATGATGTTCTAGATCCTTCTACACTTAAATATGGCGAGTGGTTAAAATTAAATAATTATGGCCAGGAGCCAAAAGATGAGGATAACGACCAAGTAGTTACTTTTAGAATCCGTGCCAAGTCTACTTTTACTGTGAGACCAGGAGATATCTTTATTACTAATTCTACTTCTGGATCAGGAATAGTTGGACATGCAGCAATAGCTAACGGGTCAAACCATATCTTAGATATGCCAGGAGTAAAAAGAGGTAAGTCGAAAAAGAACAATAACCGTCAGTTAACTGTTTCGCAATGGTTATCAAAATATGATAATGGTTGGATTAAAGTATATAGAATAAAAGATAAAGCGTTAGCAGCCCAAGTTGCTAAATATGCAGATAGACATTATTATTCTTCTAAAGGAACAGCAACTAAAGATATTCATATAGATTATGGATTGACTCCACACTTGTATTCATTGACTCCAAGCTATTGTTCAAAGCTAGTTTATGATGCATACTATTATGGTTCTGGGTCAAAAAATGTAATGAAAAAACACACTGGTTATGTATTTCCTTATGACCTAGTTACATTTTTTAATAGAAGTTATAAGCCATCCAAGGTACATACTTATTAATAGGAGTTATTATGAAAAAGAAAATAATGATGATAATAATACTAATTATTGTAATTGTAGGTGCCGTATCTTTAGGGAATTACTTCATAAATAGGTACACTGCAGAAAAGAAGATAGACTCGTATATAGAAGACTACGGTATTTCTAAAGAAGATATAAGCGACGAGAATTACCCATTATTCGGATCACTTAATTCACCACCGGGATTTGTTAAAGTAATCTATACTAAAGATGATGGGGATAACTTTTATATTTTTGAATATGACAAAGATAATGATAAAGTTGATGTCTTTGGAAATGTACGTGGAAACGAAGTTCCAATTGATGATGAATTTTTCAAGGAACTTAAACATCAACCTTCTGATAAAGTGTTGCCATAATTTTAAACCCTTTTACCTAATAGGTAGAAGGGTTTTGTATTAACTAAAAACATCGTTCGTAGTTATCTTTCTACAATAAAAGCAGAAAACTCAGAGGGGTAATTTTCATGACTGAGTACAAGACCAGGCAGCAGAAGCAAAGGTTTTATAAGTCAGGACCATGGCGCAAGCTAAGGCTCGTTGCATTAGAGCGTGACAACTATGAATGCCAGCAGTGTAAGAAGAAAGGAAAGTTCAGCAAGGGACAGAACGTTCACCACATACAAGAGATCTATCATCATCCTAAGCTTGCTCTTGAGTTAGATAACCTTGAGACACTATGCATCAACTGTCACAATGAGGAACACAAGAGGACGTTCAATAACATTGGTACGAAGAAGGATAAGAAGGAGTGGAATGATGAGAGGTGGTAACGGAATTTGTATCACTTTCTCAAAGAGAACCAAGAAAGATACAAAAAGTATATATAATTAATAAGTAGCCATAAGATATACTAACTGATAAAATTATGGTATTAATACCCATTAACACTTTGAATTTGGTATTAAAGGAGGTGACCATATTGCTTTTACTAAAAATATTGATAGGTACTATACTTGGTCTCGTCGGAGTTGCTTATGAAATGTTAGTTTCTAATCCTAACCATTTGATGGTTTTCATTTCTTCAATAATTGGAGCTATATTAATTGGCTGGGCAATAGCGGAGATTATTCTAAATAATAATACCTCAAGTGCGAAGAACAATGTGAAGTTGTAATTAAATATCAGTTGATATAAGGCGACCTTTCAAAAGGGAGGCGTCTTTTTCTATACTTGTGACTAGAATAGTTGCGATTCTAGGATTTAATAGTGAATAACATTAGACCCCCCGCCTAAAGTTTTGGGCGTTTTTTTATGCTTGGGGAACCGGGGCAGGGGGTCGATTTTCCAGATTTATCGCGCGCGAGTGAGTGAGGGGAGGGGGGGTACCCATGAATGTCGAGGAAATATTCTAAGGAAAAACAGAATGAACAGATTGCAGCTGAGATAGAAAAGTGGAATGCGACGCTTAGCAAGATGCCATCGAACAAGCGGGAAGCTGCACAGGTTCTTGTCGAGCGGGTTGCTTTTATGACTGTCACTCTTCGCATATTGGAAGAAGACATAAAAGCTAAAGGGCCGACTTATAGATTCGTGAATGGTTCACAAAAGATGCATGTGGAGAACCCCTCCCAGAAATCTTATAACACCATGATCAATCGATACACTGCAGCATGCGATAAGCTGCTTGCTATGGTGCCGAACGCTCCGGTAGATATCGATAAAGTACAAGCCAAGAAACAGCGCTCTGCGGAAGACTTGGTATGATACAGAATCAATATGTCACTGAGTACATCAAACTCTGGAAGACGGGCAAAATTGAGCTGAATAAAGAGCGCATAATGCTCATTGCCTATCTGGAGAAACACATCCTCACCCGGGATGACTTGTACTTTGACGAAACCATGCTTGAAAACTTCATAAAATTTGCTGAGCGATGGTACTTCCCATTAGAGCCATTCCAGAAATTCTTTTCGGCGTTTGTCTTTCTTTTGTATAAGGAAGACGACGCCAATTTTTATGAGCAATTTTTATTACTCATGGGCAGGGGCGCCGGTAAGATGGTCTCATCTCCGCCTTGGCGCACTTCTTTATCATTCCGCTGCATGGCATCCCGAAATATAACGTGTCGATTGTGGCCAACAACGAGAAACAGGCCAAGACATCTTTTAAGGAAATCTATGACACTATAGGATCCAGAGAAGTTCTGGAGGATATGTTCTATCGCACCAAAGTTTTGATAATGGGATACGACACTAAAAGCGAATTGCAATTCCATACATCAAACGCTGGAACAAAAGATGGTCTGCGCGATGGCTGCGTTATCTATGATGAGATTCATTCCTACGCCACATTCGATACCGTAAACGTCTTCTCTTCTGGACTTGGTAAGGTACGTAATTCACGAGAGTTCTTTATCGGCTCAGATGGGTATGTCCGCGATGGTTTTCTGGACAAAACAATTCAAAGAGCCATGGACATCCTTGAGGGTAAAGAGTTGGACGATCCGCTGTTCCCATTCATTTGCAGAATCGATAACGTTGATGAAATGCATGACCCGGACAAATGGGGCAAGGCAAATCCTATGTTCGAATATGAAATGTCGACATATGCGAAAGGATTGCTAAGAAAAGTCAAGACCCAGTATCGTCAGTTGAAAACAAACCCTTCTAGCGTATGGAATTTATAACGAAGCGAATGAACTTTCCGGAAGTAGATCTTGAAAATCAGTTGCTACTTGGGAAGAAATCGAAGCCACTAACAGACCGATGCCTGACTTGCAGGAAAGGACTTGTATCGGCGGTCTGGATTATGGGAGGATTAAAGACTTTGCAGCCGTTGGTTTGCTGTTCTACGTCGATGGCAACTACGTCTGGAAAACCCATTCATTTGCTCGAAAAGGATTCCTCGACTCTGTGGAGCTGCAGGCACCGATTCGGGATTGGGAAGATGAGGGACTGCTGACTGTTGTTGATGGTCCAGTAATAGACATCAAGCATATTGTGAATTGGTTTGTAGAAATGCGAGAGACCTACGGGATAACGAAAATTGTAGTCGATCTCTACAGATTGGATTTGGTCAAGACAGCATTGGAAGATGCCAACTTTGAAGTCCTGTTTATACGGAACCCGCGAAGTATCCCTAGCAAGCTGGCTCCGAGAGTGGAAACGATGTTCGCTAATCGCAATCTAATCTTTGGAGATAACCCACTTATGCGCTGGTACACAAACAATATTTATGTCAAGACCAGACCTGACGGTAATAAAGAGTATCTGAAGAAAGACGAGTATCGCCGGAAGACAGACGGCTTCCAGGCGTTCATTCATGCTTTGTGGCAGGCCGATGAAATAGTGCAGGATGTCGGAGAATTCTTCCTGGATGCACTAAATTTCTAAACAGAAGGGGGTGATAGATTGGGAGTGTTAGATTTATTTGGACTGCTTAAAAGGAATCGCGAAATAGATCAGATGATTGATTTGGATCTCTTTGAAGACAGTTCTAATAAAACTCATTTGAAGCGTGTGGCTATTGAAACATGCATAGGGTTGATTAGCAGAACAATAAGCCAGTCAGAGTTCCGAGTTAGGAAAGATAAAAAAACAATCAAAGATGAAATGTATTACAAGCTGAATCTACGGCCCAATAAGAACATGACAGCTTCATACTTTTGGCAAAAGGTTGTTCGAAAGCTGATATACGACAATGATTGTTTGATAGTCCAAAGCGATTCTGGCGACTTACTAATTGCTGACTCTTTCGTTAAAAACGAATATGCGGTGATGGAAGATGTGTTTAAAAATGTCATTGTGAAAGATTACGAATTTAAGCGTAGCTTCCTGATGCTGGCAGAGTTTTGGATAGTGGAGTTCGCTGATACGCTGAGCGACCTCACAGCAGCTATTCGCACTGCGAAGGTAAATGCTCCAGGAACCATCGAAGATGCGCTCAGCGATGTGCAAGGCGAGAGTACACGCGGTCTTTAAGTCGGAGATAACCGGAGAGTTGCAAAGCAACGAGTAGCGAAGGCATTCGAGAGGCATGGTCTCACATCATTTGTGAAGGACAATAAGCGGCTGCCGCTGGATTTCTATGCTGGCCTAGTGGCGGCAACGAAACTTCGAGACGCAACGGTTACCGGTATCAGCAAATGGTGAATGCCCGTAATAATTACTTGAGGTTAAGTAAGAAACCTCTTGTCTTACCTGCATGGTTACATATAGTAGCTTACATCGTATTCCTTTATGCAATTACTGGTGTATTGTATCTCTTAATCATGTTATTACCAGAGGGATCAGATGGTTCAGAAAGCTCAAATCTATTAATGATAGGGTATCTGTTTCTTATATGGATCCTTTATTACGTTTCGTTTAAGATAGGTCAGAATAAATTACATAAGAGAAAACTACAAAGAAATAGAACACAATTAAGTAAACACGAGGAAATGTTTAATCAATCGAGAAATCAGCTAGATAGTACTGTTACTAATATTCCACCAGCCTATTTAACTTTAAATGCTCTTACGAAACTTCATGAGTACTTTGCAAATGGTAGAGCAGATTCTTTAAAGGAAGCGCTAAACTTATATGAAGCAGAGAAGCAACACCATGCTCACCTACAAGCATTATCTGATGTGAAAATCATGCAAGAGGAAATGATAAGAGTCACGAACGAAAATAACCGATTACAATGGATGGGCATGTTCAGAAGATAAAATATAAGCAAGTCTTATAAGGAGCTTATTATGGAAGAGATAAAGAGAAGCATCAAAAACTATGAAGAGCAGTATGAGATAACAAGCAGCGGAAGAATTATTTCTAAACACACTAACAAAGCTAGGCATAAGAAAGGTGACGAGCATGGTTATACACATGTTCATTTATCTAAAAATGGTATACGAAAACTATATAGGACCTTCGATGTTTGGAAAGAGAATTTTCCGGAATTAGATACTACAGAATATAAAGGATTAAAGTTAATTAAATAA